GTACGCAACGTATTGCACTCAAATGACTTATGCGTCACAGTACCTTTTATTCTATGTGTTAAAGTGTTTATATTCAATACATTTTCTTTTATCTTTAATTCTTTCGGCAATAGATGTAGATGTAGTTCTACGTCTATTAATCTGAGCAGCATTTTCTGCGCTCAATTTGTAATTAACAATTAAATTATTTGATACTGGCATAATATTAAAGGATTTTACAAAGCCCGTCCAAGGCTATATTTTGAAATAATAGCATCTTACTTTTTCAATCGTTTCTCAATCTCATCCATCTGTAATTTGAATCTTTTATCAGTATCCATCAAGTCAGTTACAGTCTTACATGCTTGCAAAACGGTTGCATGATCTTTATTGCCTATTTCTTTACCGATTAATCTAAGTGAAGCATTGGTCATATTTTTTGAAAAATACATAGCTACTTGCCTAGATTGAACAACTTCCCTCTTTCTGGTTTCAACTTGCATTTCACTTAGCGACACATCAAAATACCAAGAGACTATCTTCTGGATCCGGGCAATTTCCTTTTGATTTGGATTGAAATAAGTCGGCTGAATGTCGTGTTTCTTTGCAAGGGACATTCGTAATTGCTCCATGGATGATCTGTTTTTGTATGTCATATTATGCAGTTTTTAGTTTCATTAATTCTCTTATAGCTTCAATAGTTGCTGTTTTCATTAATTCATCAGGGGTAAATCTCAGAAGGCGCCAACCCATGCAAACAGCTGTATTATATTTTAACATGTCTTCAATAAACCCTTTGCCTCTTGTATGCCTTCCTTGTGTCCATGCTCCGCCCTCAACTTCAATAGCAATCTTTAACTCTGGAATACAGTAATCAAACCTCCACTTTCTTTTTGGATGAAACTGAAATTCTTTAATTACTTTCAGTTTGAGTTCTGATTCTATGATTCTGATGAATATCATAAGCTAATGCTTTCAATAGGTGATTTTATCTTGCTTATAAGATTATCGCTTAAATGGCAATAGATCATAGTAGTTTTTACATTAGAATGACCTGCTAATTTTTGAATAAGGTTAATATCCGTTCCCTGTTCTACCATGTGGGTAAAGCAACAATGCCGAATAAGATGCGTGTAAACACGTTTTGATATTCGTGCTTTAATAGCTAATTGTTTTATAACTTGTCGTACACTGGTATCAGAATATTGAAGTTCAAATTGTCCATTCAAAACATATATCTCTGATTTGTATTCGTAATAATATTTTACCAATAATGGAATTATCAATTCAGGTAAGACAACCTGTCTGTCTTTATTTCCTTTGGCCGCAATGATATTAATAATCATCCGACTACGGTCAATGTGCGACCATTTAAGGTTTATTAATTCTGAAACCCGCAACCCACACGAATAAAGCAGGCTAAGTATTACCTTATGCTTAATGTTTGAACAGGCATTAAACATGCGTTGTATTTCGTCCTGACTAAGAACTATAGGAAGGTGTTTGGGTTGTTTTGGGTATTCAATCTTGTCTAGTTTATTGGGTTGGCCGCCAACTTTATCGTAAAATAGCTTAATGGCACTCAAATAAGCTTTATGAGTATTAGCGCTATCTATTTTAGCAAGAAATCTCTTAATCTTTTCGGCAGATATTTCGCTTGGCTTAGTTGCTTCATTTTCGAAATACTGCAAAAACTTTCCTATGCACGAAACATAATTATCAATACTGTTTTTAGAGTACCGTTTGTATTTCATCCATTCGGAAAGCTTCTGTTGATATATTCCGATGTTCATAGCATAATTGTTTTAATTATAATTAATTATAGGCTTGTGGTACATATAATAGTTAGCGGGCAGTTTAAGACGCTGCCAACTCAATAGGTTTGAAAATATTCATAGGTACTGGATTTTCAAGAAACCTGTCTTTAATAATTACTTTGATTCCCTTTCCTAAATCACCGAGTAATCCGTAAACTTTCCAGTCACATTTGGGCTGCGAACATTCGTAAGGGTCTGTACTTTCTTTTCCGCACGATGGACAAACTGTTTTTCCAGAAGGAAACTTCTTTTTAAAATCGTCTAATGTTTCAAAAACAAAAACATCTTCCAACAATGGAAAATTAGCAGTTTGGTAAAAATTAACTGTATTAACATTGCGTTTTTTCTCAAAAGCGATTAATATTTCATCTTTAGAAATTCCAGTTTTTTGACTGTAGTTTTTGAGCCTTGTATCAAGTATGTTTTTTACAGATTCAGCTCTTTCATCTCCTGTTTTGCCTGCCCATGTTGAACGTGCTTGCTCGATTATTTCTTCGTAAGTTAAAATTTTAGATGCCATAATTACTTATTATTAAATTGTTTATAATAAAACCGACCCGCTAACAATATGTATAAAAAATGGCGAGGCTACTGCGTTTAGGTTTTTGGTTACCTCCCTTTCGGCGCGCAACTCGCTCGACCATGCGAAGCTCCTTAATCGCCACTTTTCATACATTTAACGTTAGCAAACAGTTTAGAAAAACCTATCTAAATAGTGTTGCTGGTAACATATATTTGTTTTCTTTATTTGCTTTGCTTTTAAATTGGCTTGTTCTTCTGTGCCAATAAATACCTCAGAGTAAACTTGTTCATCTGTGTCTGATAAAATCACAATATTAAACCGTTTGCTAACAACAGGTATAGACAATGCGCCGTTCTCGTTGTTAGTGTCTGCCACCGCACGTATATGCAAACTTTCTGCCTGTAAATAAAGTTTTAGTCTATCTTCATCAATTTCAAACAATTTGAATCCTTCAAAAGATGGTAGTAATATGTAGCCTTTCCGTTCTAATTTGCTTTTATTTAAAGTGTTTAAAATTGTTTGAATGTCTTTTAATTTAATGTTTTCCATCGCTCGGTTATTTAAAGTTTATCACTCGTATCAATATTGTGCGTAATTTGATGGGCGCACCTCCCATACCTGCGGCTCGTTAGCAGTTATTATTCTTGCGTTTAATCGACTGCAATTCTTTTAATGAATTAATTGTTGCTATAAATAATGGCGTTTTGATAAATTCCTTATTCATAAATTCCATATAATCTATTTGAGATTGTAAATCAGTTTCACCTGTTTTCGTGTAAAAAGCCTTAACAACTGCTAACAAGCGGTCAACAGCTATTTGCGTTTTATCGGTACTTTTAGTTTCGTTTTCCATATTAAGTTTATTATAATTTGATATATTCGTTTTTCAAAATCGCAAACATCTGTTACCGCCCATCGTTATACAACATACTAAAAACCGTAGTTTTTCAATTGAACTGTATTACTTAATTCTGGGTACAACTTTACAATTTCATTAATTTCATCCATGTAGCAATTACATTTCATTCGGTTTATAATAGTATCTTGTTCGCACTCCATAGAATTGTAAAGTTGTTGTAGTTCTATTAAACGTTCCTGTGGAGTACGTTGTATAACACCAGATAAACTGAATTTTCCTGGTGCTTCTAATTTACCTTCCTGTATATTTTTACTTATACTCATTTTATTTAATTTTGTGTTAAAACTCAGTTTATCTGTAACCGTTTTGTACGCAAGGCGGTTTAGTCCTTCGTATCATGTTCAGTGGGAGTAATTTTATTATTTTTTTTGCCCACCCGCTTTAAAAATTCACGAATAAGTTGAGAAGTTTGTCCTCTCATACTTCGGTTCAATTCCTTACATGCTTTTAAATAATCCGCATGTTCTTGGTCGGTAAGTTCTACTTTCTCAATTGTTTTCATTAGAATGCAAAATTTATGATTAATTTTTTTACGCATTCTGAACCAACAGGGAAAAATCCTTGACTATTTGCAATGTCGCCACCTTCCCAGCTTACAATATTTCCATTTTCCAAAAGATGAACCATTTTAGAGTTAGCCCCTTCTTTTATTTTTTTACCACATATTACACAGTAATTACCTGTTGTAATATCCATGTTTTGCGCCTTTTCTGTTTGTAACTCAAAAAGTGGAATTTCAATTACTCTTTCAATAGTTTTCATTTCACTTTCCCTTCCATCATTTGTGTTTCAATCCATAATAAAAAAGAATCATTGCTATTGCCATTTCTAAAATTGGCTCTGTAATAATCTCTTATTACTTGTATCATAGAAGTTTCTTTTTCTTCCAGTGTTTTTACTTGTTTTTCTTCGTGTGTCATAATCTTTTTTTTAAATATTATACGTCAAAGTTACGTAATAGTTACGTATATAACAAATATTATTTAAGAAAAAAAACACCCACCCTAAAAAAATAATAAAATTACCGTATTTCATTGCAAATTAAGTTCTTAATAATCGCCCAGACGTACAACACAGCGTATAAAACAAAAGGGTATTCGTGGTATGCGTTGCGTAGTGCTTTCTATAAGCGTTTTTCTCGTGGGATAGGCTTTCTGTACCTAATCCCTTTCGATTTCATACGCTCAACGTTACCGCCCATTTAAAGAAACGGTACTTTGTGGATAATCCAGTCGTTGTGAATAATCGGGAAAGGCTTCGATTTTAACGAATGATACGGTAAAATATCAAAGCCTTTAGCCTCGCACAACTTCTTAAAATTGCCCCAAACTTCTAAAGTCGGGGCAATTACTACTATTACGTTTTGGCGGTTCATATTATTTAACAATTGCGTTTGCTTTTTCTGCATATACTGTTAATCTGTCAAATAATTTACTGTTTACTTCAAATTCAGCATCTTCATTTATTTTGCAAACGTCGCCAGCACCGTTTGCGCCGTTGCCTTTTTGGCTTAAAAATAAAGTACCGTTTTTAAAGCCTTTGCGCACATATAAGCTCTTTGTTGCAACGCCAATTAGTTTTTCACTATTAATTACTAAAGTTGCACCGTGTTGAATAGGTTCGCCAGCGTTGTTTGTCTTTTCGATGATTGTTAAAGTTGCCATTTTCTTAGTTTTTAGTGAAACAGCTACGTTGTTGTTTCATGGTGTAAATATACAACGCATTTTTCTATTTTGCAAGCTTTTTTGTAATTATTTTCAAAATATTTCTAATTATTTTTAGGCAAATAACAAAAACGGGCGGTAACACGTGCTATACGTCAGTTTTGCAGTTAGTTTCGTGCTTAATTGATAGTTTCTGCAAGCAAAACCGCACGCATAGCACCACCGTTTATAAGCCATTTAAAAAAGACTGTGATAATCTTCAATCCAAGCTCGTTTTCCACATTCTTTACATTCTATAACTCTTATTTGCGAATCGCAATCCCATTTTTCATGCTTACACTTTTGTTGCTGTTTATATTTTTCATACATATTATCAACTCTAAGTTTTACTAATTGCTTTATTTCAGAGTCGTTAAAGTGTTTAAACTTCGGGTCAAATCTTGTTTCGCAAATAATATCAACTTCCTCTTTTAGTAAAAATGGATGCCCATACCATAATTCGTAAAGTCGTGTTTTGATTTGCAAACAAAAACGGCTTATAACACGTGGTATAGTTAATTGGGGTTTTTCTGCGTTTTTTATCATTTGTTGTATTTATTAAGTTTCTACTATTTTGATAGGTTGTCGGTATCTAATCCCCAACTAACCATACCACCAACGTATGTACAAGCACTAAATTTGCGCTTCGACCGGAACTTCTTTTTAAAATTGTTCAAGCAAAATAGGCCAAACATGTTTCCAAAAGTTTTTAAATTGTGGAGTAATGCTGTAACATATTTCGGGAGTACCATCTTCAAAGTCCCATATTTTTTCACAGTCACGAGCAATTGAACAAAATTCTTCTAAACATGAAGAGTTGTTTAATTGAATTAATTCATTTGCAAACTCTTTTCTTTCTTCTTCGTCATCAATGTTTTCTGCAATTCTTGTTTTTAAACAAGCAATGGTTTTGTCCAAATCAAACCATCTGTCAGCTCCAAATTTATCGGCAGCATATTCAATATTTAATCTGGAAAGAAAGTCTTTAAAATCAGTTCCACATGCACCCCAATATCTTTGGTAATCCCCATAATCAGAAGCTATCTGTATTCTTCCTGTTTTTCCTTGGCAATCTATGGTAATATCAGCCCAATACATTCCCGATGAATGCCTAATTTTATAGCATTCTACTGTGCTTTTTTCAATTGAATAAGCTCCTTGTTCCATTGTGTATATGTTTAATAATTAATAGTTTAAAAGGTGTGTACTAACTTTACCGTGCCAGTACATAACACGCCTAAATCAATCGTTGTTGCCTCATCATCATTTCTAATTCTTCAAATGAAGTTGGTATAGGTTGCTGAACTTTTTTCTTTTGTATTGGAATCCGTTCATTATCTTCATAATAATTCCATTCCCTTGCATTTGGTCTTTTACCTGCTATTTGCGCAGCTCTTTCTTTCGACTTACATTTGAAGCTTTCTAAATGTCCGTCTTTCATTTTTATTATTACTCTTCCCATCGCTCAATAACGATTTGCTAACACACAAGCATAAAGAGCCTACCCACGATAGCACGGCATTAATAAAATAGTAAAGTCTCCAACTGTGAAAATAGTTCCCGAAGTTTCGTGAGTACCGTTTGAAATTTCAATCTCTTTAACGCCTGTATAAACTGCGGTTTTAATAATTAAATCCAAATAATTAAGTTTGTATTTTTTATTAAATAAAACGCAATCGTGTTCGCTCGTTAATTCAAGTTCTTTGCCTGCTACTTGTCCATTTCCACCACATTCTTTACAATCGCATTCAGAATTACAATGGTCGCAAACATAAACTCCGTCACCATCGCAGTTATCGCAATCAATCATTTTCGGTTTAAAACAGCACTCAATTTTCATTAAGTCGTTAAAAAGAGTATCAACGCTTACTGTTTTCTTTTCAACCGATTCATGTTTCTCAATTACTTTTTCTGCATTTGGGTATTTTTCAATAGCAGTATAGTTTTGAACACATAAATCAGCTTTTATTTTCCCGACAATATGGGCATCTGTGGAATATAAATAACCATCCTGAAAGCTTACCTTTGTCATTGCTGGTCTTAGCATATCACTGCTTACAAATTGTCTAATGCAATAGTCGTTTTTAATTGTTTTCATTTTGTATTTATTTGATTATTAATAAAATGCCTGTGTATAACACGGGCTAAAAAGCAATACTGGTTTTGTTCTTCGTTGCATGTTCAGTAAGTTGCGATGAATAAAATTAATTTTTCCCGCCCACTTCAGCTTTTTCAAAGCTGTTTGTAATTTGTTCTGCAAGTGAATAAACCATTCTCTTTGCTGTTAAATAAAGGCTGCCAAAATCATCAGGTTTCCTTTGTCTCATTTTTGCAAAGAATTTAACATCTTTGGTTTTATCCAAAAATTCAGTTATCCACTTTACAGAAGTGTCGCCTTCTGGTGGTAAATTGCCATCGTGCATTACTCTGTAAAGTTCAACGCTCATCCAACTATCAATTGATTCCCACTTATTATGGCTTTCATCAATCGAATATTTTTTAAAAAGTTGTTCTTTTGTCATCTTAGTTAGTTTCAGGTGTTGTAAAATCTTCATTATTTTTCCAGCGTGCCAAAGTTTCTTCCAATGCCTTTATCATATCTTCACGTTTAGCATTTGAAATATAATTACTTATTGCTGGGCTGTTTTCGGTTGCATAAAATGGGAATACGATTAATGCAAATCCTAACCCTTTAATTTTAGAATCAATAATTTGGGCTAAATCTCTCATTTGTTGCCCACCAATTTGTTTGTCTGTCATATTTTTATAGTTTTAAATTAAAAAATCCCACGCTAAAAATTAATTTTATTTGTGCTTCGTATTTAGTTCAGTGCTGATTTGCCGTACTGCTCTTAGCCCCAACGTTAGTGGCAATTGCAATCACGGCCACATTTATCACAGTAATATTCATCATCATCGTCATCCTCCTCGTAAGCTGAATATTCCTTACAACTTTTACAGGTCTTTTTTTCTTCCCATGTAAATTCACCATGTCCTTTACAAAATGGGCATCTGTGCATTGTTGGCTCATATTCCCATTCCATTTCATACTCATATTCACCATCTCCACGGCATGAACCACATTCCTCAGACCATTTATAGGGCTTAAATTCTTTACCACATTTATCGCAAGCAACAGCCACTAACAACGGGTCAGCCGTCATAGCGGGTTCGGTGGTATTCGATATTTCTGTACTCATAGTTTATTTTGTTTATAATTTGATACTTACGTTCTTTGTAATCCGCTACGCACGGCTACCCGAAGCCGTTATAAAACATTAGGCCAACGCTCCGGTTCGTCTAATGGATGTTCGTTTAATTTGCATTTTTCAAGTTCTCTATAAAGTTTTACAACCGCTAATTTTACATCTATCGGAGCATTACCTCCACTCATTGCCACTCTTGTCCCTATGCAATGATTTAAGCCTTCATCATCTTTCCAAATTATTTGCGGATAATAATCACCATTCCCGCCTGTAATAATTCTGAAAAATGCTGTATGTTCGTCCATGTCGTCTGTTAAAAGTGCCATAATACTAACGTTTTATAACATCGGCTCATATTTCATAAGGGGTTCAGTGCGATGCGTAACTTTTGCCCTCGTAGGTAATTATTTGTAATTTGATACAGACGTGCTTCGATTACCCTTACGAAACATATCCGCATCCGTTAGTGAGTAATATGCCTATGCAAGATCATCTGCAAACATTAACGTTTTGATTCTCCCTCGAATTTTATAATAAAGCACATCTCACTTAATTTATCTTCGAATGATTTATTGTACCTGATTGCTATTTCTTCCATTGACATATTGGTCGTTAAACAGGTCATTCGCTTTTTATCGTATCTTTCTCTGATAACCTCAGCAATAGGATAGTGATCAAATACTTTCAAAGCTTCATATCCGATATCATCAATAAAAAGTATTCGAGATGTCATTATTTGCGTTAATCGCTTGTCACCATCTTCTGATCTATCACTGTAAAGCCTAGAAATATAGTCGGCTGTTACGTAATGGATGTAAATTTTATCGTATAGGATTTCGCATAATGTTTTACAAGCTTTAAGTATCGAAGATTTGCCCGTCCCAACGTCACCACGCAATAATAAACCTTTATTGAGGGTAATATCAACACTACCCACAATCCAATCAAAACAAAGGGCTATTTTTGACTTATTATTTTCATCTAATTGAAAAGTCTTTTGTGTTCTGAAAAATTCATCTTGAATCAATTTCAGAAAATGCTTTTTCCAAAGAATAGTTTCCTCTTCCAAAATATGCCGATTGCGGAAATTGGTTTTAGTGTTCATAACGCATGGGTACTTTTGAATTTTTATCGACTTCAAATTTTCCTGTTTGTACACTTTTTTTATTGGCTCCATTTGAAAATGTTTTATCATTATTTGACCATGTTTTTAACCTTTTTGCCAGTTCCCATGTTTTTTCAAGCTCAAAGCGCATCTTTTTACCAGACTTATTAAGTTCAGACCAATAGTCATAAAATAACCTCAACATGTCTTTTGTATATTCATTTTTGTAGATAGCCACTGAGTTATAAAACTCTTTTTTTCTAATATCAATATTATTTTCCCCCTGTACCCCCTTATTACCATTACCATTACCATTACCATTACCAGTGGGGCTAAGAAGCCCCTTGCAAGCCCCTTCAATAAACTCATTAATATCCTTTATATCAAATTTATAAGAGTATAATTCAAACCGCTTTATTATACCCTGATGAGCCTTATTATTAGAATTGAGTGGTAAATTCTTTTGATGCTTCAAAAAGTTACGTATAAATAAACATTCTCCTGTTTTAGATAATATTAAGCCCCTTTCTAGCCCCTTCAAAGCCCCTTCAATTTTGGCTTTTTCTTCCTTGATTTCTACGGCGATTTTCCTTGGAATTACCTCAATGAAACCTGCGATATCGCAATTATCACATAAGTAATTAAATAATAGCTTTTCTAAAGGTTTTAATTCAGAATACCAATTATCTTTCCATTTATCCGTATCAGTATATCGGTAAGCCATAATTTTATTATTTAATCCAATATGAAATACTATTTTACCAATCTTCTATTACTCAAATGCCTTTGAATCTTTTCCTTTTCGTTATCACCAGGCATGATAAGAATACTAGCCTTATATGAACCTGATTTAACCTCAACGTAATGTCCTTTGGCTTCCTTTTTATGTAGTTCCTTTGAGGCTTTACTGCAAAAGTTTATTTCTTTATCACGAATTCCTTGAGCTTCTAAAAAAGCCGCTGTTTTAGGATCGCATGTTTTTTGTTTCTTTTCGGTTCTCATAATTAAAATGGATTTTTAATTCCTTTTTCTTTCAGTAATTCTTTAAACTTTAGCCGATATATTTCAGCCTGTTCCTTATAAAATAGCTCATTATCTTCACCGGGGAACAATGACATTTGACGTAAATTGTCAACCTCATCAATACCTATTTCTTTGGCTAGATTTATACCAAAAATTGCATGTTTGCCAGATTTAAACCTATTGCATTGGTGACATTGTGGGCGGGCATTATTTTCATTAAATCTTACTAATTTATGATCCCGGTTTACATAATGTCCCGCATCAATACTTTTTATTCCATGCTTATCATTACAAGTTATGCAGGTGCAAACTATAATATCTCCAATTACCTCAGAATGCTTTAATCTGATATAGCGACTAAACCAAGTATCGGCTGAATTCATAGCCTTTTGTCTTGGTGTTAGTTCTTTTTTGCCTGTTTTAGTCCACTTATAGTTAGTTTTAGAAGGAAGTGACATCTTACTAAGTAATTCTTTATTTGTTCTTATATTGGTGCATGAATAGCAATATTTCGGCCATATACTTGTATGGGTTGGTTTGGGTATTTGTTTGAAACACCCTTCAGTTTTGCATAGACGAAATTTATCAATATTCATAATCTAGCCTTAAGAGTTTGCAAAACACCCATTAAAAAACTATCGCTACCTTTGTGTTCCTTTATAAATTCGTCTTTGTCGTTAATTAAGTCACCAAAATGTTCACGAAGCAATTGAATAGCATACTTTATTGCTTTATAATCTTGCTCCATTTCGTACTTCATTTGACGACCTATTTGGATAGGTGCATCATCTTTTTTAAAGACTCCTGTATCTGTGTATGATTTTATTCTAGTATCTGCGATCATATCCTTTGTTTTTAAAAATTGCCGGGGAGCCTGTTTAACCTGTAAAATACTCCCCGGCTGTTTCCTATTGTCAATATGGTGGTTGAAATATCAATCATGATATATTTGGTTTTCTAAAATAATAATGTGATAAAAATTAAGCCTTTAAATTCCCTATGATTGGCATGTTTTCACGAAGCCCAAAAGGCATTGAATTGTAAATTTCTTTGTCAAAAAATTGCTTAATCAAGTGGGTTTTATATGGAGTTGGATTTTTTAAGTCGTATGCAATAGCATTTAAGATAATAGCATCACCTTTTTCAATCAGATAATTAGATTCTATAGGTAATAGAATACATTTAGTACCGTTTGGCTTGTGCACTATGGAATGATCTAGTTTTTTGAAATTTATGTCAATCAATATATTACCCATGTTTTGTTGTATTGAAAATTCGGTTTATTATTAAGAAATCGATAGGATAAAATTTTGCAATATTCCTATTCTGAATTGTAATTACATCTCTTAGAAACTGCGAATAGGTATATCCCTTTTTAATCAAATGAATAAGTATTGTATCTAGATTATTGGTTAATATTCCAATTATGATGTATTCCTCTGTTTCACCTATGAATTTTTGCATGATTTAAAGGCAATTATTTGTGGTTTAGTGTTTCATTTGAAAAGGTCGATGCTTTGGCTTATCCTTTCGAGTAATCAGATATAATCCGACAGCTATCATAATTATAAAAGAACAACCCACAGCAAATGCAATAACTTCAGGTAGCCATTGGCTAAAATCTACAAACTCGTTTAGTAGCATCATGACAATGGATTTAAAAGTTGAGATTGAATCATTGTAGTACCTTCGCTTTGAAAGGTGTCGTCATTTTTTAAGTTAGGAGTAGTTTTTACATTTTTAGGAGCACTCAATAAAAGAACAATAATGATAATTATGAGTATCATGATAATAGTCCACATAGTTTTCATAATATGAAGTATTAGTTAAGATTCGAAAGTTCATTTTCAACCCATGGAAGCATCGGCTTATTCATGTCATTTATAAATTCCCTGTTTTTTCGGCTTTGGTCATTCCATAAAGCCATATCGTTAATGACAGTTACGTCACTATCCTGATAGTGAACGGATCTTTTGTAAAGTTTCCATGCTGCCCAAAAACACATGACTGCAAGTAATAGTAGTGCGATAGATAAAATGATTATTGTTTTCATGATTAAGCCTCCGTATATTGGTTAATTTTGTAATCACATTCGGCCATAAATAGTCGCGTGTCAATTATTTCACCGTTTTCCCATCCGGGACGGTCTACAGCTATAAAAGTTTCACATTTGGCCCCTTTGAGCATTAATTTTGCACTATTTCTGAATTTGTCAAAGAATACTGATTTACGATATTCTTTACCCGTATGAGTATCTTTGATAAACTTGCCTTTGAATTTTAAATGAAATTGTGCGTATTCTGAGTACTCGAAATCTGATGTGTTCATGGTTTGATATTAAATTTTTTACTATAATGCTGAGTTATTTTCTGTATTTGCTCTTCTCTTTTGCTTATTCGCTTTAGAATAGGCTTTTTTTGCTCGTATAGTTCAACTATATGTTGAAGTCCTTCAATTGCGAATCGGTGATTTGCTATCATTGCCTTTAAATCACGGACCATCTTTTGAGCTTTGATGTTGGAAAGCGGGGGAACTATGCCCCCCGCGTCCTCTCCATCTACCTGTTGACGTTCCTCAAGGCCAACATGTTTGTTGTTTATTTCTGATTGCATAAGTGCTCTTTTTAGAAGTGTCATTATTGAGCAGGAATAAAACTTGATTTCATTTTATGGTGAATGAATTCTCTACCCATCTCAGTCCAAACAGTAATTATGTTTGTCATGGTTTTGCCTTCTGAATTTTCGTAAGTGGTAGTTTTTGTTTTGGTGTAACCTAAGCCCTGATATTTGGAATATAGAACCCAGTGACCATCATGAAAATAAATAACACTTTTTCGTTTTAATTCGCGATTCAATGCTTGGGCACTCATTCCTAATTCTTTTGCAATGGTCGTGCTCGTATGGGTGTTTATTGCTTGTAAAACCTCATCATGATATTGAACTTTTGGAGCAGCTATTGTGAGTTGTTTTTGTTGCAGTTCATTTTGAATTGATAAACGTTGCTTTTCGCTTCTTTCCCTTTTAAGTTCATTAGCAAGGCTAATCACGAGGTCAGGATTAGCTATCATTTCCTCTAACTTGTCGGGTGTTGCGGTAAAGCCATATTCGGCAATATCCTCAATTCTATCATAAACCCAAAGTTCAAATTCAGGTGATAACCAGGCGGCAAACTTTAAAGCTAATTTTTGGTGCATCCATGTTCCCGGAGTGCTACCTCCATGATTTACAGTCAAGACGCCTTTTCCGGTCTTGCTTTCAAGTAGCTTTACAAAAGCCTCGGTTTCGTCGGTTCTTGTAAAATTGTTCATCCTTTTTTCAGGAAATGCCTTTATCATTTCGGTAGCATTGACCATTCTTTTCAAAGGTTATCTCTGAACCTTTATAATTGAAAATCTTTAGTGATTCCATAGTAGTTACAATATTTGGTAAACATTATGTCTAATGCGATTTATAATTAGTCCATCAATCTCAGCCTGTTTGAGAATTTCCTTTTCAGTTAACTTGAGCATAAGTTCTTTTGCAAGTGCTCTTTTATTTTCTGGTAATGGCTGTTGATTGAGAGTGAAGTCGACAAGATTAGCTAGTGTAAACATAAACCCTCCTTATTCTTGATTGACGTTAGGAATATTATGATGCAATTTTTTGATTTAACTTTTCAAGCTTAGCCCTTTTTTTATCACGAAGTTTGATAGCTTCGTTAATGACTTTAGCTATTAAATCAATATCCTTACATTTATTATTAAAGACATTTTCCACCGACTTTGATGTACAATCACATTTTTCCGCTAATGTTATAGCCCAGCATTTTGGTAGTTCTTTGCGTAATTTTAAAAGCTGTTCCTCGTTTAATGTGCTCATATATTTGCTTTTTAATATAATTCGTTCTATTTTCGTTCTTGTTTTATTCTAAATAAGGCATAGACAAAAATATCTCAAATTGAGATATAAAACAAATAATTTGAGATATTTTTTATATCAAAATGAATAATTTCAAGCAAAATATTGAATCTATTGCTTTTACAAAAGCATATAACGAATTGAAGTTATTGGGAAAGTTTAAGACGGATTCGGAGCTCTGCAATAAAATTGATTATAAATATAATAATATGCATCAGGTAATTACTGGAAAACGTAATATACCTAGAGAGAAATTAAACAATTTATGTGAAATATATAATCTCAATTTGAGATATTTTACACATGGTAATGTTGATATGTTTTTAAATGAACAAAAGAAACATACTACTTCAAAAACAAAAGATATACTTCAGGCTATGCCAAGTAATATAAATGATAAAAATTCAATACCATTATTAGATACTTCGATTGAAGCAGGAGTTATTAAAGGTTTTGTTGATGCTCAAGTAAAATCTCATTTACCTCATTATATTGTTCCAGGATTTAAAGGAGCTGATTTTTTGGCAACTATATCGGGAGAAAGTATGATTGATAGATATTGGCCAGGAGATGTAGTTGGGTGTAAAATAATAACTAACAGTGGTTTTATTCAATGGGGTAAAACGCATATATTAGATACCTCACAAGGTGGTTTGATAAAAAAGATAATGCCATCAGAAAAAGAAGATTTTATAAAAGCAGTTTCATTTAATGATGCAAATTATCCATCATTTGATGTTCCTAAAAACGAAATTAATGGAATGGCTATTGTCTTAGGAGTTGTAAGATTGGTTTGATTTTTTAACTTAAATATATGATTATGAAAAAAATAATGTTTTATGGGCTTATCTTATTTATCTTATCAAATTGTGATTCAACGGCACCTAAACCACCAAAACCGTTAGTAAAAGTTGGCGAAGTTTTGAAAACACAATACTTTGATGTTACCATTAATAAAACCGCATTAAAACCAATAATTCATTTTAATGAATATTCTAATTACAAAGCAGGCGAAGGAAATATTTATCTAATAATGAATATTACTATTAAAAATACTGATACAGAAAGTAGGACAATGTTTTCTGATGGTACAATATTTATTAAGACAGTTGATAAGGAGTATAAATTCGAAACATCTGAAACAATAATAGAGGATGGTTGGGGATTTATCTTAGAAGATATAAATCCACTTGTTACCAAGACAACAAATATCGTGTTTAAGATTCCTAATAATCTCGAAGGTGATGTATCGTTTCAACCTGGAAGATCTGAAGATGATGAAAAAATATATATTGGTAAAATTGAATTTAAGCCAAAGCAATAGTAATTAACTAAAGTCTGTATAAACATTGACTTTAATCCACTTTTTAAGTAGTAGCAAAAAAGCGTAGCAAAACACAAAAAATAGAATATTTTCACACATTGACTTAAATGTAATATTTTGAATAGTAGATATTTAATAAATATAAAATCTAGGATATTCGAGTCCTGTTCCGGGTACTTTAGTTGTTTAAATATCTATCTTTCAAAACGTTCCTCAACGTCAATGTGAAAACGTAACAAAAAAACGTAACACATTGAAAAGATGGTAGAGCATACAAAACCAATTATTATTAATACTGGCCGGGTATGGTCGGTGTTTTTCCGTGCCGTTAATCCAACAACAGGCGAAAAGAAAGCTTTTAAGTATGAAACTGGGCTTAATAATAAAAAGCTTTCAAAAGCTGAGCGAACGGCAAATGCCAAAGCTTTAAAAGATTACTTCACCAATCAACTCAAATCTAATTGGGATCCATTTACTAAAACTTACCAAAAAGAATCACTTACACTTATTGAAAACTTATATGAAATTTTAAAGCTCAAAAAATCATTAAAGCCTAAAACGTATAGTAATTATACCGATACAGTTTCGATGTTTAAGGTTTGGCTTAAAAAAGCTGGGTACCTCAACATTTTAGCTGAACGATTCACTAATAAAATGGCCCGGGAATATTTAGATTATACTTTAGTAGAACTCAACAATTCAGGTAAAACACATAATAATCGGTTGGGCTATTTAAAGACTCTTTTTAACGACATCTATGCTCGAGATGAAGAAATATTCACCATGGTGAATCCCTTCAAAAGGATATCAAAACAACCGGAAAGAAAAGGGCGTATTTTTGCATTTACTAAGTCTGAATTGACAATCCTCAAAAACTATCTATCAGTTCATAATAAAGACTTTTACCACGCTTGTTGCTTTATGTATTATGCTGCTTTACGCAGACCTGACCTGAAGGCGTTACAGATAAAACATATCAATATGGACAATAAAATGATAATTGTTCATTCAGGCTCAACCAAGAATCTAAAGCAGGAAAGCATTACGATATGTAAAGAACTTGAAAGAATAATTGAAGGGATGGACCTGGAAAAATATAATCCGGAATGGTATGTTTTTGGTGATCGATTTCAAATAAGTAAAAACCCAATTAAGCGAATCAATGATTTCACTGAATATTTTAGAGAAGTGGCAAGCCTATTGAATATTGATAAAACAAAGACCTTTTATAGTTACAAACATACTGGTTTATCAGATCTCTATATCGCCACTAAAGATATTTACCTCATCATGAAACATGCCAGGCATTCAGATGTGAAGATCACAATGAAATACCTTGAAAGTTTGGGACTATTAACTAACGACCTCATCCGAGAAGCTAATTTTAAAATGTAAAGATCCGTAGAACATCACTGCTATACGGATCACATTTACCAAATTATCATGAAATACTACTAACTACTTTCAAATTTCATATGACTTTCAATGTTTTGTCTGTACAATTATTAATTTGTTCCCTTACGCTTCTTGGTAAAATAATGCAGCCATTTGAAGCAGTACCAGGTTCGGAAATACTATCACCGTGAATTTTAAAATCACCTCTATTGAACATATTATTATCTTCATGAGGTTCTAATGGTAAAGTAAAGGGACCTGTATGGGGTGAATCGTATGGCTTACCAATAGTATATTTCCCTTTCGGAAGCGGTCCAGTATTTTTAATATCTTCCATTATGGGATTGTTTTTGCCCTCGCCATTACCTGAATAGCCATATCCAAAGATGCTGCATATATCTGAGGTAAATTGTCCCGTTTCCTGATCGTATATCATTAGTGTTTAAATAGAGTAATTAAAAATGTAATTATAAAAACTATCACAGCAGTACCACCAGCAATTGACCATTTCTGTTTCTTGTCAATATTTATATACTGTTCATGCTTTTCAACTTTTTTTACTATCCCCTCAATTCCTAATTGGTCTGAGCCTATCACAGCCATTTTTATCTCTTTTAAATCCTGTGAGATTATATTAATCACATTCACAAGTTCGCAGTGCTCTGCACTTGATCTTTTTACGGCATCTCTCAGCTCGTCTATCTCTCTGTTTGTCTCCATTATATTTTAAAATTAAAATGTAATGAGCTCAGCTCTTTTTCCATAATTAGCTACATAGTTTAAAATTGTTACTTATTAAGATTTAAAGAGGCGTTGAGTAGTATGAACGGGTATTTTTGACCAAAATCAAAACCGATACCGCCTGATATTAGGTTGTTGAAAACACCAACAGTTGCAGCTATACCCAAATTAATTGGCTTAGTACCTGAAAAGTCCATATTATAAAGCACAAGTCCATTAACCGCTAAATTGGTGTAAACTACTGCATCAGTGGTAGTAATTTGTTGATAAGAAATGCCTGTGCCTAATGTCTGTAATGATGAGTTTTCAAAGGATTTATCCCCACCTACGTATTGCATCTTTATTGCAGACAATGAAATGGTTGGGCGAAATAGCCATATTGAAAATGTTGACGTTTGACCAAAAATAGCCTTTAGTTTACTATTCTCAACTTTTACCGGTTTAAAAAAACCAGACCAGGGTGATTGTGCATTGACTGTAACTGTTACAATCAAGAATAAGGTGATAATTTTTAATGTTTTCATATTATAAGTATTTAATTTTCAATTACTCTAAGTGACCAAAAATCTGATGCAAGATTGGCATTTGTCATGTAATCATAAGGCAAGTAGAAAAACCCTTTATCCCCCCAAGAAGTGCCCCAACTATTCATAACAATAAAAGCTTTCTTTGAGTCATCATATCCGACTGCTAATACTGCATGTCCCCCCATACACTTTTCATCTTTCGAAGGCATAGGTACAATTCCGGTCTTTGCAACCTCATCGCTTTCGAAACTTTCATACACAGAAAACCCGAATGGAAACGGATAGCCTTGTGCTAATGATGATTTTAAGCTAGTTAAATCCTGAGAGATACTTAAATATTGTAAAAGTTGATTTTGTAAAGCATCAATGAAGCATTTTGCTGAAGGTTTTGTTTTGAATTTAGAAGTAGTATAAGGCCATTCTATTTCCGAACAAACACCTTGCTTATTGATAGTTTTAATACCATCTCTTATTTGCGCACCTGAATCTAATCTTATTGTTCCTTCGATAGCCCTTTCATTGTAATAAATAAAAAGTCGTGAAGGTTGAAATAAGATAGCATCTTTTTGCTTCATTTTCTCGAAAAGAAATGCGTTTGAAATAGCATTTGCGGTACAACTACCTAAATTACCTTGGTCTAAAATACTTGGACAGTTTGGACGCAAGTCAACCAAAGGAGGCAATTGAATAGGTGAAACTAAACTATATTTTAAATCCCGAAAATCAGGTAATTGTTTCTTCCATCCGTATTTTCTCATCTTTAAAAGTTTTTGAAAGAGTACTACATGACCCTTATTTAGTACTCTTTCAGGTTAATTATTTAGGCGCGTTTTGTTGCGTAACTTGTTCGGGTGTTTTAGTTGACCCGTCCGGTGTTTTTCCAGTAAAATATGAAATCACGATACCGGCAATGAACAGAGACAATTGAGCCCAATTTATAGGTTGTCCTGCGTGAAGTTGTAAATAAGTTTGAAGTCCCCCAACTACAGCTAGAATTATAGCTAAGTAATTCGTGATCTTGTCTTTAATGTTTCCCATACTTTTAATTTTAAGTGAATAATAAAATATATTAAGTCGTTACTATGGCAATATTCCTGTCCCATAATAATCCATTAATGCTTCAAAGCCCGTTGTTAAATTTGTTATGTCTGTTGACGATAATGCAGCACCAGTGAACGCCATTGATATTCTACCTCCTCCACCATTTGAGGATGGTGTTCCGTTATTATTTGTTCCTCCGATAGCTAATCCTATATCTATAAGTGATACCGAAGTTGAGCTTGTCGAATATTCGGTGCCATTTATTGAAAAAATAATAGATGTTGAGCTTCTTCTAGTTAAAACATGTACTCCTGCTATATTTTGTCCCAGCGCCGTTACGGTTCCGCCAGTTCCAGCATTAATTGCATACGAAGTTTGAGTTGCTCCAGAATTATAAGAAATTTTACAAGCCATTCCAGTTTTGTTTGCACCATTGTCCCAAAAACCTGCTACCACGGTTCTTCTATAATATCCGTAAGAAGCGGAATTTAAAGTAAAATGAACCCCTTGTGTTGAAGGTATGTAGTTCATATTAATATAGGAACTAATTCCTTGATATGCAGTAAAGTTTATGCTAGTCCCAGATGCGCTAATAGTTGAAGGATGTATCCAATCAAGTAATGCTTCTCCATTTGCATTGGTATGAGCCGCATAAACGTAAAGCCTATCTAATTTAACCCATAATCCATTGTCTTTTAAGTATTTTATAAATATATTGATATGCGTTTGATCTGTACTTGTTGGCTTTGAAACCATCGAATTAATAAGCTGATTAGTTTCATATTGAAATCCATTATCTACATTATTCGTAACTGCTGTACTTCCTAGATTTGAACTTATATTACCCCCTGTATCTTGTATTTTATTTGTTCCGCTTGTATAGGTAAAATGAACATTATCAGTATATACAGCACTATCACTTAATTGTAATCTAACTGTTGAATCTACTAATGAAACAGATGTTATAGTCGGAGACGTGGCAATACCTGTAACTGTATAATCAGTAGTCGCAGGAACTTTTGTTAAGTCTAAATTTTCATTATAAGTGATAAATACAACTCGTTTTGAAAATGAACCTATTTCGGCTCTTCTGAATAAAGGTGCTGTATTATTCTTTAAATTATTAGTAACTGAAACACTACTGAGGGATGGAAAATTATTAAGATAAATATCTTTTAATGGTAGAGAACTAGGTGTATATGATATAGTAATGCTACTTTCTGTATATAAAGGTTCTTGATTTAGTGTAAAAAACAAATGCCCAACAGTATCAATATAAAAAGAAGTTAATGAAGCCCGTGAGTTACTTATTGAAAAATCTGACATTGTAGGTATATGCTTATAAATAAATCTCGAAGCTGTGGCCTTTATTATTTTATTATTATAAGTTCCTACTTCATAGCCCGAAATAGTAGAGATGACATTATTACCTCTTATCTTATTGATTTCATTCGCAAAAGCACCTGCCCATAGTTTTGTACCCACTATCGACGGATGTACAACATCTCCATAGTAACTTTTAAGTGTTCCATCCAAAATGACTTCACCGGTAATTAAATGAATATCATTATGTAATGAGGCTAATTTTCTGATTTCAATATTGAAAAGACTATCTTGATAATCAGCAGGGTCTGGACTTCTGTATTTAGGAATTGTAGAATAATACAATTCGACAAAATGAGTTTTAGATTTTAACGTAGTATATAGTAGGTTTAAATAATAATCTGCATAATGCTTAACGCTATCATCAGATACTCCCGCATAATATAATACTGAACAATCATTGTGCCCACATATAACACCACATAATTTATAATCAGTAGTTCCAGTCATCCTATTAATTCGAGTTAATACCATCGGAATAGTATTTCCCCAAACTGCACTGTCTTTGAAAGATGTTATAGTTAAGTTTGTAATACCTTGTAAAGCTCCTGAATTATCACCAGCATAAAGATATCCATTCATCCCTGAGGCGAAAGAGTCTCCTTCCCATAGTATATTTGTAGGATTAATATATTTTGATTGATTATTACTTACAACAAACCAACTTTGCTGAGCTGACAGTGATAAGCATGATAATAATAGAAGGTAAAGTATTTTTTTCATTAGTTGATAGTCATTAATGTAATAGAAAAGTATGTATGTCCCCAAAGTTGCCAAAAAGCGATTAAATTTCGCGCACCAGTTCCGATTGTCCATTTTGTTGCATCGCCATACATCCCACTAAATGTTGGAGTATGAGTGCCGTCACCTAAGATTACAACTCCTGATGTAGTACCATCTACAGGACTAGATGATACAGTAATAGCTAAATTTGATGAAATAGTTAAATCATTATAATTTGATGAAATATGGTTTGTTAAATCAACGACCCCAGAAAATGTTAAACCTTTTGATGGTGTGTTATAGCTTCCTATAATTTGCTTCTTAACTCCTCCAATAGTTTGCAATGTACTATCATTTTGTGTTGAATCTTTTGTAAACTTAACTCCTTGAGCTAATCCATTGCTTCTAACTCTAAAATTTGGATTTATTATATATTTTGAAGTATCTGAAATATGACCACCTGTGCTAATTGGAATACCATTGACCATGTATTGACCTGTAATATCTACACCCATACTAGACATCACTATATAACTTGATCCATGTTGAAACGTCCAACTGTAAGGTGTTAATTTGCTAATGTAACTATCGTGAGATTTAAACCTAAATACCGGTGAATAATATCCGCTTTCAGAATCAAAATCATAATATAATTGAGCTTTTTCATCAAATGACAGACTGTTGTTATACCTTATATTTACGATGGTGTCATGATTGGTTTTATTTTTAAGGTATTTAGAGGTGTCAGAATTACCGCCAACGGTATGTGTTAATAAACTATCATGTATAGCTTTTTGCACACCATATTTTGCCAACCATTTACCAGTTAGTAAACTATCAAGGGAAGTAAGAAGTAGATAATTAGCATGCGAATGCGAAAGATTATAAGCAGAATTCCAATTACTAAATAATGTTGATGTTACAGCACTATTTTGTTGTAAATTATCGCTAAAGACTAAAGGATCACTGATATAAATTTTATGATTTGCCTTTGCCTTAATATACTTAGTTTTTAGCGTATCAGTTGAATATTGCGTTTGACTATTGATATTCAAACTAATGAGAGAGATTAAAATAATTAATAAATTTTTCATATGATTTCACATTTATAATCGAAAGTTGCAGTTTCAGCGGAAGTAATTGTAAATCCGGTTACAGTTTTATTTGAAATGGTATAGTTCACATCACCAAAAGAAGCATAACAATGAGGTAAAATGATATAATTAGTTCCATCAGGATAAGGTGTATCAAAAATTATAGGTGTTCCATCCTCATCAACCTCAACCGATCCCTTTTTATCGGCAGAAACTAATGAGTATAATTCAGAAAACATTGAATCAATCCATCCTCTGATAACTACCCAATCTGTTTTAGTGCCTGGTATATCTACTCGTGCCATTTTAAAGCGTTTTTATTTTATCGTTTTTTGCTTGAGAATAATCACCTAATGACTTTGAAGCTATTTGAGAACTGAAAAATGTTTTCAAAGCTGCACCTCCATCACTAGGAATGGGCGACCAATTTTGTAAACTATTTGTAATAGCTGTTATTACTTCATTAGTCTTATCTAATTGTTGTTTTAATTCATTATATTTTACCGCAAAATTTGCATTTCCTCCAATTTCACAGGTTCCATCTGATTTAAGATAAATAGCAAAAGATTCCGATCCGTTTGATTTTTCACTATGAAATCTCAATTCACCAACCTCAGCGAGAGCGTTTTTATTTATTACCCCTATTATGATTTTATCACCTCGGTTTCCTGTATCAGCAAAAATGGCTCTATATCCTGATGGTATATTACCATCAATTCCAAATGGCTGTACATTATATCCTGTTTGTACATCACTATTTCCTAACCTCAACACTTTTATGACATTGATTCCATTCTGAATAATAGTTGATATGACTTTTGATATAATCATGAAAATATATATTTAGGTTCTTCGCCTGTGTATACTTCAGGCAATACACATTTAATTACAGCTGTCGACTTTGTTTCATCACCAGTTAAATCAACAGATTCTACAAACCAACTCGATTTTTTTGCTAGGTAATTTGAAGGGCTCACAACATCAATAATCTGATTAGGTAAAATCATATGGTTTCGCTTTCCATCGAACCAATACCATTCGTTTGTCTCAATCGTTAATTGAATTGCCCTTAATTCTGCTCCTCTTGCCATTTTAGCAGTTAAAGAAATATTGTTATTATTCCCGCTTGATTGTTGCTTAACTGTCGGTCTATAAGTAATTATTAATAGATTATCAACAGTTTCTTCCGTAGGCACATCAGTTTCAAGTTGAGCCTGTCCTTGCAATGTTATTTTTGAGTGTAATTCCTGACCATTTACGCTCAATGAAATTTTATTCGTTGGTTTATTTTCGGTGAAAGTTGCAATTGATTTTTTATTAGTTGCAAGTCTTGTAAATACCAAATCGCCTAAACTATTATGAGTAACAATAATATGCCGTTGCTTGGCTATGTTACAGATATACTCTTTAATCTTTTCATTTTCTTTAGCATTTTGCTGGGGCATTACGGTTTCCTCATCACCACTTAAAAGAGTTTCGCCACCTTCTATTGATCCATCAGGATAAAGGGTATTAACCTCATCAGCAATTTCAGAATCAATAATCAATTTTAATCCAAAAGGCGCAATAAGCTTTTCGGTTATTTCCTTTAAATTCATATTATCCGATTGTAGTGGATAAGTATCTAAAGGTATTTCGCAATCTTCCAGAATTCCCGGTTTAGAATAACCGGCAATACCAGTTAAAGAACTTTCGCCCGCTATTGCAAAAGCATTTGAAAGGATAGTCCCTGTTAATATAACCTTTCCATCAAATAATACTTGACATGCTGGATACGTAAGCGGTTTAAACAATCGCTTATGATCTGGATTATTTATATCAAAAAATCCATCGAATGAAAAAACAGAGGCAACACTATTATAAGTAAGTCCAAGTGCAAACTTGTTGAACTTATTAAAGTTATAACCACCTATTTTTAAAGTCAACTCAGACATATCAGACATAATAAATTATTTTTCGGCCTTTGCGAATATTTAAAAGTTCGTTAAGACCTATATTATTTTGATTAATAAAATCATTCAGGTTACTATCAGCATTATCCAACCCATAAAAACGATGTGTCAAAACGATTGGATTTGAGTCTTTATCAACAACAAATGAACGTTCTTGCTTTGCGCTAAAAGCAATATTATATAAGTTTGATAAGGCTATGTTAACAAGCGAATCTAAAGTATTAATACTATTAAAATTAGGTTGATAAGATTGTGATGAATCTGCCCTATCTGTTTGCATACTATCCAAAAATGCCATATACCTATTGTAAGCATCTAAAAGTAAACTTTGAATACTCAATACATCCGATTTTATTTTATAATCATTAGTGATATTTGTTGATGAGGCAATAATTAGAGAAGCTAAAGTGGTACCTGCAAAATTTTCAACATGTTTTTTGCTCGTTTTTGAACCATCGAACGAAGCAAAAATACTTTCCATAGCTTCTCTAATTACATTAATTCTTGCTAATACTGTCTGAGTAATAGTTGCAGGGTAATTAATTAAAGCTTGCACATCTCTTAAAACCTCAACAGGTGTAAATATTGCCTCATCTAATACAATAATGGCATTTGAAACAAGCTTTTTAAATTTTGCTAGTTCGCTATCTTTTTTAATGAGTTTACTATATGTAGAATCACTTTGATTGACAGTTGCACGCATGGCTATTTTATTAACACCTGCAGTTTGTAAGTCAATTATTTGATTATTGTTTAAGACTGTTTGGATAGATACTAATTCGTCAGTAACAACAATATCGTTTTTTGGCCAACCTTGTAAAAGTGTTTCGAGAACAGGAACTTTAAAAGCTGAACAATTTAAAGCCGCATTATCCTGGCTTAATGATATTGGTTGACATTTAATGTCTCCATAAAATGGATGTTGCACGGTCCACCTTCGGGAATCGCGAGCAGATATTTCGAAATTATTGCCAATAGTAACAGCGTTTTCACCATCAAAGTAAAATTCAAGATCAAATTTACGGGCCTTGGATTTTCTTCGATCAACAAAAGAGCCAGAAACATTCACAAATTCAAACACAGAAACATTATAATCAACTGATTTGACAGCATTTTTCCATTTAGGAGTATATTGCCGTCCATCGCCAGTTATAATCGTAAATACTTTATTTTCTATGTCATCTTGCCAACTCATCCTAAAGCCTTTTCAATTCGTTTTTTTGCATTTTCAATAAAAAAATGATCTTGTTTTCTGATACTAATCAAAGAAGCCTGCTCTAAAAAATGATGAGCATGTAAGTTAATATTCCTGCCTTTTTGATATGATGCAATAGGCGTTTCATTAATAGTAATTCGTTTACTCTTTGTATGCTGACTTATTGAATTAATTTGCATCAAAACAATACCGCTTTTGGAATTTTTAAGTACTAAGGCACCTAATTTAATAGCCATATAAGCATCAGCAATAAACTGTGATTTTATGGAACGTTTTCTATTAGGTGCGCCATGAATTAATTTTCTACCTTGGAAATAATTCTGTTTCCTTACTAATTTCATATTTGAATTACTCACACGGGCTTGGTTCATATAGATAAAAGGCTTTTTCTCTGAACCTCCAAATTCCTGTTTTGTCAATCCTTCAGCAGCTTCAGAACCTTTAGGTGTAATTCCTACTTTACTTTGCATTCCGTTTATTTCCCAACCATCAGCTTTTTGCACACCAGAATGCGAGCGTAAAAAAGACTTATTTCTAATCATAAAATCAGTTTTAAACTTTTCGGGCAACGTAATCTTCAAAACATCAAAAGCAGTATCATTCAATGTTTGACGCACAGCAATAGGCATATTGGAACGGTGCAATTCCCGGAGTTTATCCGTAAACCGTTTTACTTGTGTAGTATCAACATAAAATGAATTCATGACAGTTTTTCTAGTTTTACATTTTGAATCTCACACCATATCTCACCATCTCCTAAATGCCAATTTGAAAAATCTTTAAAAAGCGAAAATACCATCCTGCCACCTGATATATGACCTGTTGAAGTAGTTGTAAAATCATAACTATAGGATCCGCTTGAATTTAAAGTGTGTGTTATAAAAGAAGAGTTACCAGTAAACGCGTCAAATACCATATCTCCTTTATTTGAAGATGTAATGAGATCAAAAGAAACTCTATAATTTGTTAAATCTTCTAAAGTTCCAAAAGGAAGACTTGTATAAGTATCAATTTGTACACTTCCATCTGGATATATATCCGGATTTAAAATCATTTTACAACCTGTGCCCGTTTTAATTAAATTGACTGAAGAATCTCTTCCTATTGTAACATTATCAAATCTACCACTACTATTAGGCCATTTTACCGGTACTGTTGTAAAAGCTCCATCATCTGTCCAACTAGAAAAATTATCTGAATAAATTGGTGTCGATGTACTATCCATTAAGAATATCCCGTCCATTAAAAACATACCATCTTCGAGATAGCTGTAAATAATTTCGGCATAGGTTAGGAATAATAAAGCAACCGTATCAACAGGCTTTAACTTTAAAACAAGCTTTCTGAAATTTGTAATTAATAAGGGCGATATGGTACCAGTAATAAGAAATACTCCCAATGGTGAACTAACATCATATAATTCACCCTTAAAAGCTGAATTAGCTATTAAATCAACCTCAACCGAACCCATTTCAGTATCTAATCCATGTTCATTGTCAATATCATGTTGAAATGAAATGCCAATTATTAAATTAGAATCGGTATTTTCTTCAATAGTAATATCAAAACCAGCTAATTGTAATTGAGCTTCAATATATCTGTAGTTTTGCCGGTTTAAAAAGTTGCCTGGAAATTGATATTTTCTGAGAATAATATTTTTACGATCTTCTAAAGGAACAAATTGAGGTGCTATGGGTAAATTCAATCTTCGTTCCCATTGAGTTGCATCATCAACCGTGAAATTATCATTATCAGGTAAAATCCTGGAAAGTGTCGATAAAGCAAAATTGATAGCCCGAACTTCCGATTCATTTAATCCTTTTAAAAGCTTTTCAAAATTACTTCCATGCGGAACTTTCCAAGCCCTGCCAGTTGGTAAAAATTGCTTCGTTAACTTTAATATGTCTGGTACACCTATCATGGAGTTACTAAAGTTTCTAAGTAAGGATAATGACCATAAGTGCCTGGAACACTACCGAACTGATATGATGAATAAGAAATGCCCCCTATTTTAATTTCGATACTCGAAAAGTTTATTCCGGATCCAATAGCTGAAAAAACTGTGGCAATAACTTGGGATAGGAAAACAGTATCATTTTTATTTTCACCATCAGCACCAGCGATATATGGCCGGATGTCATAAAATAATGCAGTTAATGCACTCTGTATAGCTGTAGTAATAGGAGTAGATTTATCAGATAAATCCGATATTGTAATAGTAACACCAACCGGTATCACTGAAATAACTTCAAGTTGAACCTGAGTTGGACGGCGCCCACGTTCATTTAGTGATTTTGTTATATCAGGATCAAAATCAATAACATTAACAACATCAGTTAAAAGTGAATTAGGTGCAACACCTATGGGTTGACCAGGTTCGCTATCAGGTGGAAGAGCCTCAACATAAACCTGAACAATATAAATTGCACCATTCTTTGCATAAGGGAAAACGGTTCGTACACCTTCAGCATCGGCAGCCCAAATACGATAATCAGTTGCAGCACCTCCTTGTGGCTCTAATTGAAACGATTGAAGTATTTTATTTCGATATGTTTCCAAAGTTTCTGCATCTACAGGTGTTGTGTTAACCGAAGCAACTACAGCTTTACTATTTACATTAATAATTGGAGCTGTTGCCTCAACTTCATCGCTTGCCTGTAATACCGAAATTGCACCGGGTGTAAGAGCTCTTATCTGAACTTGTCCGGTTGTGCCAGTTAAAGTAACTGCTGAAACAACTTCATATAAATAATTGGGACTTGTTGAGCTTAATGAACTTTTAAAAGTAATATCCTTTGCTATAATTCCACCTGTTATACCAGTTACATTAATGATATATATTCCCGCTTGAGCAGGATAAGGATCACGATTTAATTTAACGCGGCCAAAACGTTCTAATGTACCCCCTTGCGATTCACTGTCGGCAGTATCAACAAAGATATTTTTCTGCACGGATGCTATAAGTAAATAAATCAATTTGATTTTTGCAGCTTGAACTAAAGCCAAAACACGTAACATGACTTTACCATACCATGTAACTGATATATCAAGCTTAATCCTGATATCATTTTCAATCTGACTTTTTAAATCGCTTATAGAAGGTATATCAGCCATTATATTGTAATTTCTTCAATTAGTTCCTGTTTTATTGCATTCCAAATAAAATCAGCATTTGCCTGGTTAATTTTATCGGATATAATCAATTTGTCTGTTCCGTTTATTGAAACTTCGCTGCTTACATCAGCTATATCTGATAAATATTCGATGTCTTTTTTCGAAACCTGAGCTAATGCAATGCGTCCGGCACTTGTTAATGGAGTATTATTTAAAGTCCGCTCAAGTCCGCTATTCATTTGTGCATTAGGATCATTAAGAAAAAATGAATTGCCCCACCAATCAGCGCGCTCAATGCCTGCAATTTCTTCACCAGTTGTAGAAGCCTCAACATTTCCCCCAAAATGAGCCAGATAAGCTTGATTTGATAAGCCGTCAATGATTTCAATATCACCGTTTTTAAGTGAAATATCACCGCCATTACCACTCTCATATATCATTATATCTGTCATTTTACTGATGAAGTTGTAATTGGTATCATTGCAAGATTGCGTTTTAAAATCGCATCCTTATCAGTTTTATTAGTCAATTGAATATCTATCTGATTTTTTTTAATCTCTTCATACCGGTTATTTTGCGTTTGTGTTGTGGCTGCAAGTGTATTGACAGGTTTTTTTTCTTCAACTAAACCTTTATCTAAATCCTGCCTGAAGTTTGCAATTGCCATAGATCCTTTGGCGGCAAAGCCCATTCCAGGTATTTTACCAACTGCAGCCAGTATAACTTCAAGAGGTTTCAGAATAAATGATAATAAGGCTCTTCCAACAACTTTTAGTCCATTCAATATACCTCCATCAGAAAAAGCCTTTTTAATAGCTTTCCATCGATCTTGCATAAATGAAATTAATTCAACCACTTTCATAATGGGAAATACAAAACTCAATATTTGCCATATGGCTGAATTGCTGAATTCGTCAACTTTTTTCTTTACTTTATCCCAATAAACTATCATCAATACAATTGCGGCAACGGCAGCAATAATTCCCATCACTATCCAAGTAATAGGACACGCCCAAAGAGCTGCATTAAATAACCATTGTCCAATAGTTACAGCTTTAGTAGCAATATTATAACCAGTTAAAGCAGCTGAATTTGCACCTAATGCAACGGGTAAAGCTTTTTGAGTTACCATAAAAATACCAGTAGCAAAATTGGCAGCCATAATTGCTAACTGAATACCTTTAAAGGCAATCGAAACCCCTTTTAAAAGTAAATTAGTAGCAACTAAAAGGAGAATCGCTTTTATGATTGTATCAATATGATTGACAATAAATTTAAGAATAGGCAATAAGGCTTTACCTGTATTTTTTATTTTTTCAATGAAATCATGAACTTTGGTTTTAATAAGTTCCCTATGACTTTCGATCCATTCCGAGACAGTTTCCATATAAGCCTGAATAACTGGAATAGCTTCTTTCATAAGCATAGTTTTAATGCCTGAAATAGCATAATTCATTCGTTTATACGATTCAATAAACTTTTCCTGTTTTTCAACTGCTTCGTTTGTTATTGCACTACCATATTTAGAAGCTTCTTTTCGTAATTTTTCAAGTCCCTCAACACCATCATTCATCATATTAATCATAGGCATACCCCCTTTGCCGAAAGCTGCCGTAGCTAAAACAGCTCGTTTTGTAGGATCCTTTATCCTATCCATTGCCTGAGCAACTATTTCAAAAGCTTGTCCGGTATCTTTTGCAGTTCGTAATTGATTTCGCAATCCAGGATCAGTTTTTTTCAAAAGCATATTTAAAGGACCTATACCCAATTTTAACCCTCCAACATTTTTATTTAGCTTATCCAAACCGGAGGTTAACGAATCAACATCAATCCCTTTTAAATCGGCTGCATATTTTAATTCCTTAAATGTTTGGGCTGAAATACCAAGGCGTTTACTCGTAAGTGCTATTTTTTCGCCACTTTCCGCGACAGCCATAGCACCTTCAACTATTTTTTTGCCAAATTCATAAACTCCAAGCCCCACTAACATTCCTTTCAGATTGAAAATACCATCTTGGATACCGGACATTTTCTTTTGAAATGAACCAAAACCCGTTTGAACTTTTGCAAATCGTGAAGTAATACCACTTTCAAAAGCAACCATAGAAGCTCCCATACGCTGAACTGGTGCTGAAAACTTATCAACTGCTCCAAAAATTGTATTTATCGAAAATGCTGCCATTACTTATCTTTTATTTCCTTCTCTTGCTCAAGAGCATCGTTATACCAGTAAATAAGCCCGTACCAGTCTGATTCATCTAAATAAAGTTTTTCAATCTGCGAGGGTGTCCAGTGAAAGGTACGGGCAACTGATTTTATTAAAACATCCAAACTCTTTATATCACCCTCGCTTAATAAAAAGCCGAAATAACTGTGCAAATAGAATAATCAATTGATCCCAAAGCGCGAATATTACCTCCTACCTCGTCAGTTAAAGCAGCTATTACTGCAATTTGACGACCATTAGAATCATCAGCTTTTAATTGTCCCATTTTTGCCTGTAGTTCACCTGCAGTTATTCTATTTTTGAATGTCAATTTTGAAAGTGATATTGCATTTTTAAGAGGTTCACGCAAGATCAGATCAACCCCTAAATCTTCATTAATCACAATATAACCTTCGCTAATAGCGCAAACCATTTCTTTTACTATCGACTCAGCATCACCTTTTCTGCGGGTTCCGGGAAGTTTGCGAGCTTCAAACCAATCATCAAACTCTTTTTGTGCAATTTCTTCACTTACTTTTTCCATTATTAAGAGATTTTAGATAATAAGCCTCCACCAGCTATTTTAATTTTCATAGTTGCATCTTTCGATGAACTTTTTATTTCACCTACCGGCTTGCCTTTACCACCCCAAATAGTGCCGTTATAATGAGTAAATGTCCAATCTGCTAATATGGGGCTACCGCTTAATTTGGAAGCCTGAAGATTTTCATCCTGCGAGGCAGTATCCCAGGCAACAGTTCCTTCCATCGACCAGCGTTTTCGACTTATTGAATCAATCATTTGACCGTCTCCGGTTGCACCGTCCTCTTTATCTTCCGAACGATACCCCCCTTGGTCAACGGTTAAATCTTCACCTGATTTTGGAAACCAGTTACCCGATCCTAATGTCGGGTGTTTATAAGAAATTTCGAGTATATCACCACCTACAAACATGGTTTTAAGTTTTTAAGATTAATTACTACCAAAATTAAACCCTGCTTCAGCATCGGTTGAAGCGATACGCACTGTTCCAGTGCGTTTGTAACGAAAAAATGTTTCGAAACGATCAGGATTAGTCGAAGAAATACCAACGGTAATGCTATTCTTCATAAAATCAGCATCAGCACTTAATGCACGTGAGGCTAAATCATCCGAATAGCTGCGAAGTTGTTGTTTCCAATCCTTAGGTTTAATAACATTGGCTACATTTACACTCTGATTGTCGTTTGTGATTGTTTTACCAATTACAAACGCTTGCTCGAGTAAAAAATATCCATAACGGACATTGAAATCAAGCATCAGATTATGAGGGTACCTAAAAGCAGGAGGTAATTCACCGTCTGGGTGATAAGTGGTTACAAAATCCATAACCTGATAAACACCGGCAACCAAATCAACGGTTGAACATCCGGCTTTAACCAAATAATCGCGTTGATTGTAATCAGACATATCACCTATTGCGCCATTTACTGGCACTGGCATATCAGGATAAGATTTACCGCTTATATCCAGATGAGGAAAATCCTGTGACATCTTTGCAAATAAGAAAGCCATATTTGAAGCTGCTTCCCATGAGAAACCTTCAGAGTTTGGAGCTGGCGCCAAAGCATTTGTTACCTGAGTTTTTCTTCCACTTGCATCGGTAATAGCCGCCAAAGTAGCTGCCGTATCTTCAGTACTTCCCCAAATAGCTATAAATGGTTTGAATATGGTTGCTCCATATCGGCCAGTTGGCAAATCAGGATCAGGAACACCGTTAGCAGTTTCAAGCGTTGCGTGTGTTGCAGATCCATAAGGATTAATAACAATTGTATTCCAACTACCACCAAAAGCGGTTAAAGCGGCTGAAATATCAGCGGCGCCGATTCCGGCAACTTGAGTGTGTGAATAGGTGATACCACAATCATTATTATTATCATCGAATCGTAATACTAATTCGGCTGATGTAGCACCCTTCCACTTACTTGTTAGAATAAGTGAAGTTTCAGAACCTAACGAACCTCCATTTGTTGCAACTACTGGTGATCCTGGCACTGCATTAATTGCCGCCTTATATTTGGCATACAATAATGCAGGCGTATCACCTTTTACTACCGAAATAGCGTAAGGTATACCATCAACATTATCACGACCATTTATCACAGCGTAATGCGTTGCATTATCGGTTGCGGTGGTCGAAAGTGTGATAGTTGCCGTAATTACCGTATTGGTTGCACCACCTGCAGCAGTTTGAGGGTAAATAACGGTTGGTATTCCACCAACGCCATCATTACCTTGTGGGCGCAAAATGCGCATGATGTTATGAATCTGTGAGCCATAACCGTATTTTTTACCTACGGCATCAAGACTTACAGCATCATAAGGCGTAGTATCTAAGTTCGTCTCATTGGCCGTATTTGGCATTCCTAAAATAGCAATGCGCTGCGGTAGATTGGGCGAACTTGTATTGAAAAAGCCCTTTTTGAGTTTATATCCGACTACTCGGCTTACTCGGTCAGAGCCTACTGCTGAGCTTATCATTTTTTTAAGGATTAGTGTAAATAAATTTGTAACCTTTATCTGTAGCCTCTAATTTGACTACTGTACTATAACTACCTGCTTGAATTGGATTAATACCTGATGATTCCTCATGCATATCAACTTGTAAAATAATGCGAGCCATACGCGAGTTAATAGTGTCGTGCTGGTCATCTTTTTGGGCAAACATGATCGATTTAATTGACCGCCTTTCGATAAAACCAGGTGCAAAACCAAGTTTATCATAAACAGGATTTTGAAGAATAGCACGAATAAGACCAATTAATCGGTGAAGTTTGGCGCCGGACAAATAACAACCATCATCGTCACCTTTTTCCAGAGCATTTACCCAAACATCTATGGCATAATTAACACTATTGCGTTGTGAAATTGGAGTCTGATTATCCAAATCCATCTTTAAAATGCCAACTTCAATCGTATTTTCTTCAACTCTGTCAATAGGTGTAAAACGTTCAATCCAAACTCCTGCAGTTAAATCAAGATCAGGAATTAAAGGAGTTGTTTGTGTGGCTGGTATTCCCCAAAGATTAGCCTGATTGTCTAGTTCAATCTTCAATATCGCACCGATTTGATCGCGCACAAACTCGAAATTTGACGGTACGATAACAACATCAATTTTCGAATGAATCGAACTAATATCTATCAAACTAACTTGCGGCATAGTCTCCTAAAAAACAGGTTATAGATCCAATAGTCTCATCAGGCATTTGCTCTTTAACACGCATGTATTTTAAAATGCCCGTACTATCTTTATAATCAACAAAATGATTAACTAAATTAACTTCACCTTTTGCGTTACGCACAGGATAGTTAAAAGCAACCAAATCAGCTTCAATTATAGTAATACGGGCATTCTTAGAATTGATCGGAAGTCCATCGGTACTTAACGAAACAAAATGTTTTGCAGCCATGCCCTGAACGGTAATAGAAGTAATGGAATCGCCATTGTAAACAAAAGCTACCGGAGAGGTCAAAGTAATAGCCACTTTCGACCACCCGGAGTTTGTGAACCTTCTAAAATCATTCATGACTGATTGCATATCCATTTTAAACAGGATTTACAGTTTCGTCAACTTTCCCGGCATCATCCTTTGAAGCATCGGCAGGCTGATCGATTGATTTGCCTTTTCCGGGTTTGCCTTTTGGGGCATCTTCTTTTGGGGCATCAACGTCAACCAAATAACCACCTTTTACCAACTCAGCTGCGACACCCTGTGGAAAATTATTATCCTCCACAATGTCACCAGCTTTATAGGTAATCTTGTTGATACCTTGTACCCGCAAGACAACTACTTTGTATTGTGCCATTATTCCCAAAATTTGAAATAAAGTTTATCCACTTTAAAAATGAACCCTTTGTTATCTGATTTTACCAATACTTGCCAATACCTATATTGCTTGGCAGTAGAAGTTTCAGAAAGATTAACCGTTGTATCATGCTTTAAGGTCCATGCTTTGGTAGTAATTGAAGTCCATGCAACTTGATCAGTCCAAACTTTGCCCTGTAATGTCACAACAGTACGTTTTCCGGTTCCACCGATTGAATCTAAATGGATCATTATATCATATTTTAAAGGACCTTTCGATTCCTTTAAAATAGTATAATACCAAGTTGAATCAGTTGCAGTAGTTGCATTGGCCGTGGTTGTGAATTGGTAAAACGTTTGATCATATCCAAGTGGACTGTCAGCCGTGGAAGATTTCTGAGCATTTGCCATTAAAAAGCAAACGCAAAAACTGAATAAAAAGAATAGTTTTTTCATTTTCTTATCCTCCTATAATTGAATTGCTTGATACTTTAGCAGAATAGATACGATCCACACTTACCGGAATTGCTAACCCTGCGGAAAGAATTTCAAATACATGCTTTTTATGGAATGGATCAATATAATTGTTGATCACATAATCAGCAGCAGTTTGTGAAATCAATTGAGGAAACTCATCACTACGAGAATCCCGAATGATTGCAGGTACACCGGCAAAACTCATTACAAACTTTCCTGAATTGGCTGGTAAGAAAATAGCTGTATCAGGATCGATATATGGTTGCATTGTACCTGTTGCATCTTCGTAATATTCCGGATAGCTCCAAATATTGAACAAATACGAACCTGCAGCATATTGACCATGTAGAACTGCGCCCAAAGCATCAGCTTGTGGCATATGCAAATCAATCAGCTTAATGTAAATATTGTAATTGGTTTGCTTAATCTTTGGATTGCTTTTAAATGCTTGCAAAGCGCGATCACCCATAATTACATTAAATACACCGTCTGATGCTTTACCGATAGTACGTAGATTAAACCCAGCTGCGATAAATCCAACTTCAGGATCAACGGCTGGATTATTCCAGTAAGTTCCAACACCACCGTCTACCATCATGCCAGCTTTACGCTTATAATCGATATTATCGCCTGATTTTAACTGAACAATTCCGCTTTCAAAAACTTGCGCGGCTTGCAATTCGTAAGCACGTTCGATTTTGTAACGTAAAATCATCAGTTTTTCAACAGCGCTTTCGATAACTGAGGTAACTGTATTTACATTTGCAGCCAAAGCATTCTGGCCAAATAGTAAATCGTACTTATCGAGCTCAGTTGCATCGAAATATTCATTATAGAAAGGAGGTACGAACAACTTTTCAGTATGTCTCGAAACCTGATTTCTATTACCGTTAGTACCACGAAGAACATCAACGGCTACCTTTTCAGTACCTCTGCGAACTTCGATAGAAACTTCTTTAGTGTCACTTACTTTTTTTGTGAAAAAAGAAGTCAAAAAGTTTTTTGGAGTTAAATCCAAAAGCTCGTTCCAGCTTGCTACAAGCTCACGAGTAAATACGCCCCTGGCGTCTTGAATAGGTATCATGATAGTTTAATTATCAGTTTTGGTTAATTCATCACTTGCGGCAACTTCAATGCCTAAAGATTCGCCTGCAATGCGATCGCGAATAGTACGATTGCTTACAATAGTATCCAAGGTATCAGTACCATCTAATGTTAATAAGGCTCCATTTACACGACCTCCAATACAAATGTCAACATCTGCATTTGTTCCATTAACAATAGTGACACTTTCAGCAAGTACACCAACAACACTAATGTTGCTTGTGCCTGATTTGTAAACCTGATAAGTTGCACCAACTGCACCTATAAGCATACCGGCAGTTAAAACTAAATCCGATCCTGAGGCATTCGCAATATTTACCTTGCGATATTGGTTGTTCCACAGGAAGATTTTCGAATAATCATAATCAAAAGTAACCTGGTTACGTGTTTGATTTCTGGAAGTAACTGAGCTCATGATTAAAATACTTTAGATTTTAAATCTTTGTTCTTTGCTTTTACCTGAGCCAAAAAATCTTCAACTGCGGTTTCTTCCTCAGTCTTGTCTTTAGTTTCCTCAGTTGTTACTGATGGTATTTTACCATCTTTGTTGATAGCGGCCACTTTAACAGCAGCTGTGATTTTTACAGTCATTTCAGCCAATACAGCTCCATTAACTGCTTTTGCAGGGTCTTTAATCGAAGCAATCACATTGTCTTTATCGTAATCGATAAAGGCAAGCCATGCCTGTACCCTTTCCCGTTCTGCGGTTTGCCCTTGAGCTATGGCAGCGCTATAAATTTCGGGATGAAGCGCTTTAAATTCTTCAATTGTCATCTTTTTTGGTTTTGGTGAATTATTATTTGGTTCGCCTGTCGCTGGTTTTCCACTGCCTTGTGGTGTCTCTTCACTTCCTCGTTTAGGGACAAAAGCAACAAACTTTTCATTAAATGCTTTCATTTCATCAGGATTAAGCCTGATTACATCATTTATTAAGCCTATCTTTTTGGCATCTTTGGCCGAAATCCATACGTCTTTAACCTTCTCTCCGTTAAAAACATCATTCATTGTGCAACCGGTAATTGATTCAAACTTGGCTATATCCAAACGCTTTTCCATTTGGCCGCGAAGGTCTTTATTGATGGAATCTAAAAGTTTTTGGTCATCTTCAGATTCAACATAACCATCAGCCCGGTGAATAAGAAACTTTGTTACTTCCAAAGCCTGAACATTATCCATGTATAATAAAAGATAAGCAGCCATAGATGCGGCATGTCCATAGACTTTTGCATTATTTTTACCCGAACGTTCTTTTAAAACACCTATGGCCGTCCATCCTGCAAAAACAGAACCGCCTGGACAATTCATAAGAACTGTTAAATCTTCATCTTTAGGAACACAGGCAACAGCTCTGCAAAAATCTTCGCAGGTAAAATCAAACATAGGTAACATAAGATAAACCTGATTATCCTGTGTTGCCATTGGATTAGGTATATTATCCTCAGTTTTCTGTTGAGCAAAAGCAGTAAACTTTTTTAACCGCATGTCGATTTTATTATTCATTGTCAGCTGTTATTAGGGTTTCTTTGACCACCTGAAAAAGTGCATCTTTATTTTTTTGTTTATTATCAATTGGCAGTTGTTGTGGTTGATTATTTTTCAAACCTTCAGTTAATTTCTGTTCGGTCTTAACCTTGGTCATAATGGTTGAAAAATCACCACTTCCTAAAGTTTCCGTTTCTTGGTCATAAGAAGAGAGCGGAGTTATATCATCGCCCAATCTCATGCGTGCGGCAGCAACTTCTTTAATAGGATCGATTTGGGGAGCATTAGTACCTAACCAACGTGACTGTCTATAAGCTTCTAAAGCCATGATATTATTATCATTCATAGCCTTTATATAACCAGGAGCTTGAAATTTTGCAGTTAAAACCTGAATTTCAAACCACATATTATAAATAGGTTGGTAGAACTGATCTGAAAATTTAGTCCTATCCGTTTTCATGGTATATTCCCAATCCTTTATGGCAGCACGTGAGGCAGAATAATTGCTATTATACATAGCCATCGCAACCTCATAAGGTATCCCCACGGCTGCACAAAAGGATTTTGCGTTTGTTTCGTAGAAATCTTTAAAATATAATTGGGTTTCATTTTTAAGAGCTTCAAGACTTGAATCTATTGGCATATTAAAAACTTGCTTATTGGTGGTAGTTGCTATTTTAGTTGCAGCGGCCTCATAAGCATCTATACTTTTAGTTTCTGGTGCTTGACCCATACCCATTTGCTGAGATTGTGCCAATTTTGATAATAAAGGACTTTCTCCGGTAGAATTAGTACCATGTTTTACCCAATATGCTACTTTTGCAACCTCTTCAGCACTTCCAACGGTAGCTTCTTTGTATCTATCGAGCTTTTTTATAGTCTCTAAAACTGACGAAAGCATTGGAAGCCCGCGTGTATTATCGATGCGATAACGCGATCCATACACTAAAAAGGCCATTAAATTGCCTGATTCTTTGCCTATTCTTGGTATTCTGGTTGATTTTCCTAACTGATTTTGAACAAAATAAGCAATATGTTCCATGTTTTGGTTCATCTCAACACCATGTCGAATGAAATTACCACCATCGGAAGCTATTTTAAACCATTCTGAATTGAAATAAGGGCTTATAACATGCGAACCATCTACTAATTGAACTGTAACAAAGTTATTATCTACCCTAAGTATTACTAAAACATCACCTCCAACCTTTGCATTCTTATGAGCCTCATAAGCCATATGATCTAAAGGCATCATCTTTGAAAAATCAGAATGACGGCTATCTGAATAAACTGTAAATCTTGCTTCGATCTGTTTTATCAGTTCTGAAGGGTCTATGTTGATACCTTCCTGTTGTAAGACTATTTGATTAGGCTCTGGTTGTACTTTTAACCCCGTTCCAATAGTCCAAAGTGAACTTTTGTTAATAATTATCTGTGCAAGTTCACTTTCGAGAAAGGCTTGCCATGATCTTGTGCGCAGATAATTGTATTGAAGATTGTAATTTTTAGCGGCTCCCATTTCGCCCGGTGTCTTTTCGCCGGTATATGGAGCAAAATAAATAGGAGGGTAATAGTAATATTGTTGCTGATAGTTCGCCTGTACCTGTTTCAATTCGTTTTGAATCGACTCAAGCTTTTTGGTATTCGTTAATTTCTCTTTAAAATCTGCGAACAATCCCATTGCTTTGTACGGCTTCAGCGTCCGCAAGTCTTACAACCCGCGTACCGGTTAATTGTGATTCAATTCTATTTGCAATTGCTTCGTAAGCTGTAATAGCCTTTTGTATTTGTTCTGGTGAACGATAACGAGTTGATATTTGAATTTGACCATCATTTAAGGAATACGAATCAACATCTGAGTTTGCAGCTGCTAATAATTGTTGATTTTCAAGCGCAGTTATAATCTGCCAAATACGGTCATAACGTGCTTTTAAGCCCTTAGAATCAATAATATATTCGTATTCTGTCATTAAGGCTAATTATTTTTTACAAACTTACTTACTTTTAACGGTCATAAATCATTGATTACAAAATGGATACAAGCGACTACATTGTATTACAAAAAGAGAAACTTTTTTACTATCTTTACGTATAACGAAGTGTATATAAACACTGGTATATGAAACGTTTTTTTGCAATATTAATCATCATAATTAGTTTGAATTGTCAAGCTCAAAATGACCATTTGAAGTATGCAGCTTTCAATGTGGTTACTAATGGCATTATAGCTGGTATTGGTTCGGGTATTCATAAAAAAGAACATGAAACATTTTTTCATGCTTTCGGTCAAGGTGCTTGGAAAGGCGCAACCGGAGGAATGCTAAACTATTACGGCATGCGATTAGTTGAAGTGTCAGCAAATAATGATAATCTTAACTGGATTTGGCCGGGGAGAATCATTAACGCTTTAGGCTCTTCAATTACTTATAATGCAGTTAAGAATGACAAAATATGGTCATCATTTGCTATGAATGTATTCTTTATGAATGTTCAATATGATGGCAAGGTTCATTTAAGGGTTGATCCTTTGAGTTTGGGATATGCTACTGTTTTGACTTTTAGGAAGGATATGAGATTTGATTTTAAAAATAGCTTATTGACAGGTAGTACTTTATTTGAGCAAAAGGCAGATACTTCAACATTATATACTATAGAATCCGGGCATTTTGGAACTGCTTTTGGAAATACCACCTATTATAAACCAGCAAAAGAATATTTTTATAACTATTCTGATAAAGGAGAAACATTTATAAATGATGGAAATTCTTATTTTGTATTAACTTCAACAAGAACAATAAAAAACATTACAATAAATACAATATGCCATGAATTAATACATAATTTTCAATATGAAGATTATTATTATCTAAACGGGTTAGGTGTTAGTAGTCTTAAAATTAACAAATACCTATATATTAATTTAAATTTTGGTGGTTTATACTTCCTGAATAATTTAGGCGGTTATGATAATAATTATTTTGAAAAAGAAGCCGATTTATTTGGGAAGGCAAATTATTATAAAAACAATAAATCTTTTAATTAAAGTTTTATAATAAATGCTGCTGCAAAAAATGGAGGCCTATTTTCATGAGCATCTCCACTTCCAGAATCATCTATGCTTATTCCTGTTTCGCTTGAATCGATTGATATTCCAGTTGTATTTGAATCTGCTGATTGGCTTCCAGGATCATATATACCCCCTCCGGACGGCCCACCAGTATTAGTTAGTGAAATATTTAATTGAATTGCATTATTTACAGTATGCCCATGTCCAGGATCGGTAATAGCATGTCCATGTCCAGAATCGGTAATAGCATGTCCATGAGTTGGCATTTCTGCTTCAGTTAATGTATGTGTTTTACTACCTCCTGTTTTTCCTAATGCATTATAATCAGGATCAGCATCATCATAATTAACAAAGAACTTTCCAGCTGCACTTGGTGTCCCATTTTGTCCATTCATTAGAGCCCAGCCTAACCATTTATTCTTACCCAACCCGGTACTATCAAAATTATCAGTTAAATTACCATACCAATTTAATATTGTACCACTTGGATATATTACTTTTTTTAAAGCATCTACCAATTGATATCCATTAGCCACATTATCAGGATTACCATTAGCAGTTATTCCAGCATCAATAAGCAATTTCTGAAAAAACTGAATTATATCGCCGTAAATTTCCTCAACAATAGGAGAGCCTACAACAGCAGGATTGGCATTATTATCTTTGTTTCTTATTTTGCCGTTTGGGTAATTGGTAGTTGTACCATCAACATTTGGGACATTTTTTAATACTCGTGCCATAATAAAAGTTTTTGTAAAATTAATCCTAATAATTATCAATTACTTAATTGAGTTAAAACGGATACATTGTAATACAAATTATAATAATCAATAATTTTGCAAGAAACTGCTATGAAAAAGATAATTAGGGAAACAAAAGGTTCTCCAATTCCAGTTAGATTTAAACCGTCAATTGAAGAAAAGCTTCGTAGAAAATCAATACAAGAAGATCGTAGTTTAAATTACCTCATTGAAAAAGCAGTTGAAAAGGATTTAGCACTAACAACTAATAAGTAAGATTATGAAATGGTTACTAACTCAGATTTCATTAGCACTTTATTCAATCTACACAGCTTACAAAAAACACCAAGCACGGCAAGCTCATAAGTTAACCGGTAGGCAATATCACGTGGTGCCTTCTACCAAAAGCCGATTGAAAGTAGTTAATAATGATTTTGTTAATTATTACAATCAGGTTGCAAAAAAGACAGGGCACAAGAAAATTACTATTTATGATTTGCTGAAGATGAGTGTTTATACGGTAGGAGGGAATATGCCAACTTCGTATTATAAAATTAAAGGAAAATATAATTATTTCTTTTTCATCATTTCAACATATTTACCCCAGTCTGGATATTTAATACCAGCTTCTTTGCATATCAACTCTACAAATATATCCCGTAAAGCAATTGAATAAACCCGGCAATCCCAAAAGTGGTTTGCAACAGTACTATGTCGCTTTTGCCATTTATGTCCAATCTCAGATCCATCACTATTTAATTGCTGTACCTTATGTTCACTTTCGAATTGAGTAAAGAAGTTTTTAACCGTATACTTACCATCTGAAGGTTCTGGAAAGTTCATAAAACAATCAGGTTGTGTTAATCCGCTTCCTTCGTGCCAGCGCAATTCCATCTTATCTGCAAGTATATCCTTTAACATATTTACCTCTAACATATAAAGATTAGTCTTTTCACTGCTTTTTTTAAAGCTATGTTTATCGATTCCTATACGTCTTATCTTGTCTGGCTCTCCTTTAATACCAATTGTTAGCAATGGAGTAGTTAATTGTTGGCAAATATCAATAAATGAGTAAGCATAATGTGTAAAATTACCAGTATCTACTGCAACTGCGTATATCGGAAGAAAGCCTCCTTTATCTGTTACATACTGTTTTTGCAAAACATCTCGCAAAAATATATCCCAAACATTAAGGGGCTCGTTATTTCGATATGTATATTGCTGTCTTTCTTCTTTTGTACCCATTCGCTGAAAGGTTCCGATGCTTCCTGCATCAATTGAATAAGTTGAGCCATTTTCAGCGTGAGCCAATACTTCATAATCTAACCTGGCATCATCAACAAATCCGTTTAAGTCACAAGTGCAGGTAAGCATTACAATCATGCCATTACCGTCTTGCTCGGATAGCATTACTGGAACTTCACCTATTTTATAGCTCCTGGTATTCTGGGTAAGTTGTAAAATCTTTGGGGCTTTGCCACGTTCTTCATATGTTTGAGCTAAACATGTATTCAAAAACGTTTTAAGTTGTCCTAAATTAGGCTTTGCGAGTAATCCATTTGGATAACATTCTAACCATTTACGCACATAATGTAACCAGGAGTACATGCCAGGGGGAGAATAGAGCGAAGAAATGTTATAGGAAAAATATCCGGGTTCACTTGCTTCACATGTAGGTATCCAAATGCCATGCTGTAACATTTCCTGTTTATGCTTTTCATAAAACAATTGCCCGCATTTCTGGCAAACGTACCCCACACTTTTATCAATTAGTTTACCATGGTCGTTTAGTTCAAAGTGAATACCTCCATATTCATTATCTTCACCTAATATTTTTTCCCTCCATTTCAGTGGAATAAACTCACCGCATTTTGGACATGGTACATTGAAGTATCTTTGATCACCAAGTAAAAAAACATTTTCAATGTTGGACCGTCCTTTTACTGTTGGTGTCGAGATGTAGAAAAGTTTCATTTTAAAGGCGTATGAAGCAAAACGCATTTCTACAAGGCTTCTAAAACTTCCTTCGTTCTTATCTTCTATTTTGGCCGCGTCAAAATCATCTATAAAACCATACATTAAGGACCGGTTACGTAGCTTATTTGTATTGTTTACACCATCGGCCAGAAGAAAACCGCCCGCAAACTCCTTACTTGTAGATGTATCACCGGTGCGTTGGTTAGTTTTTCTAATGGTATTTGGCCGTATTAAGTGACGCAAACCGCAAGAATCTATCGCTTGCTCAAGTCTTTTCTCAACAACTTCCTTCGTTAACTCCTTATCACCGCACATAAAAATGATAGGTCCGGGGCATTCTGATATAATCCAAACGATACCACCCTCAATTACGCCAGCCGTAAAACCAATCTGAGCACCTTTCATTACTGCTATAACTCTGGCCGGGTCATCAGGCGAAAGACGGTTAATGATTTCTTTAAGGTATGGGTTTTTATTGAATGAGAATTTACCTTGCCAAGCTGAAACATCTGAAGTCATTGTACGATTAGCCTCAACATAATCACTCGGCTTTATGTCAGAAAGCTTAAATTCGTTTGAATCAATTAAGCGAAATCCTTTTTGAAGTAAATCATTTGTAAGTATTTGAGAAGCGATCATGCTTTATCTTCAGGTTTATAATTTTGCGCAGCTGTAATCAAATCTTTCTTAGCTGCTTCTTTTGCTTGAGCAGTAGATTCATTAATAGTTTTTTTAAGAAGCCCCCGGAGTTCTGCCATAGTTACGCGATCTGCTGCAAGCCTATTGCATATTTCAACTGTATAATTATCGGAAGTATTATAAAATGAGCTCACGATCGAGCGTAAATAGATACCAAAAACATTAATTGCATAATCAATTGGGATAAGTTCACCAGCCTGAATCTTGTTTTTAAGCCGTAAACCTTCAACCTCTTCATGTAATTTTTGTTCCCTGAGCTTATCAATATTGATTGCAACATTAAAAGCTAAAACAGTTTGGGGGTCTTTTGTCTGTTTTATAGATTTAATCTTCTCAGTTGTGTCCTTAAAATCTTGTGTTGCTTCTGGTTTTAAAGACTTTGGTGTGATTATTTCTTGCTCTATTGGTTGTGAAACCTGTTTAATAGCTTCTTTTGCTTGCCTGGAAGCAATGAAAAGTTTATTGATTGGATTTGATTCGTCAATAAGACCATCTGTAATTAAAATCTTACCTCGCTTTTGATAGGTGTATACATTATTACGAGTTATGTTATATTTATCAGCAAATTCGGAGGCTTTAATGAATCCCATACTGAAATTTTATATTGTAAAAGTACACAAATTTAAGGTGTTGTATACAACCTAGTATACAGTTTTAAAAAATGGGTCAAGTGTGTGAAAAACGAAGTACGCAACGTAT